CTAAATCATGGAACGAAGGCACGATAACTTTTCAAGCATTTTTTACAGCAGACTCAACAAACACAGGAACTGTATCTTGGGCATTAGCTGGTGTTTCTTGCGCAGACAATGACACTATCAATGTTGCTTTTGGAACAGCGGTTGCACCAACAGCAAAAGCACATAGTGGCACAGCAAACGATTTAGACGTTACAGCAGAAAGTGGAAATGTTACAATAGCGGGATCTCCTAGTACAGATGAGGAAGTTTATTTCCAAATAACAAGAGATGTATCGGAGGATTCATTAACTGCCGATGCAAAACTATTAGGTATTAAATTATTCTTCACTACTGATGCTGCTAACGACGCATAATAGGAGGAATACATGAGAGACTTTAAACTAGGAACTTTTCCAGAAAAAAAACCTAAATCAACAAGACCAAAAACTAGAAGTTTTGGTTATCAAATATTAGGTTTTGGTTCTGGTGGTGCAGGTTTTTCAGGTATTTGTGCTTCTGGTGGTAATAGTGAGGTTGAAGTAGGAATTTATAAAGTTCATGTATTTACAAGTAATGGTACTTTTACCGTTAACGCTACTGGTGATGACGACAATGATTTACAATATTTGGTTATTGGCGGAGGAGGAAGCGGATCGGGAGCTGGCGGAGGCGCGGGCGGATATAGAACGTCTGTTGACTCAAGCGCTGTTACTGCTAGTGTCCAAGGTTATCCAGTAGTTATTGGAGCTGGTGGAACTGCTAATCAAAGTCCAGGAACGGGTCCACATGGAAGTAATGGTTCTGCATCTTCTGCACTATCAATCTCCTCAGCAGGAGGTGGATTAGGAAGAGCGTTCGGCCCAGGATCTGGATTAGCGGGAGGAAA